CACCGTTTATATCGAGATCATTGGCGGTGCGGGATATGAAGTCAACAGCCCTTATCAGGCGGCAATGGCCGACATAGTGCTTCGAACAGCTAGTGGCGATCCGCGTGGCCTGAATGTAGTTACCTATCGCACAATGGATTCTGCCGTGCAGAACGTAGCCACTGTGAACACCGATGAGGACAACTACGATATCTATCTGAATGCCGGTGCGGGTGCTCAGAAGCTGATTGTTAACCTTCAGTTCTCTGGCGCAGCGGTAGAGACCCTGGAAGTTTTTGAGGTTCTGGATACGCTACCGGAAAACGCCGTTGTGGGAGTTGTTTATCATCGTGTGCTTTCCGATGCAGATGGCTCTATTACCGGATCGCTCATGGGTAACGCAAGTTCAGCGACTGTACTGCAGACCGCTCGCAGCATCGGTGGCGTATTGTTCGATGGCAGCAAAGATATCGTGCTTCCGGGGGTGAATGCTCAGGGCAACCAGAGTACTTCCGGTAACGCTGCAACGGCGAGCAAGCTCCAGATCGCTCGTAGTATCGGAGGTGTGTCTTTCGATGGCTCCGCAGATATCAATCTACCAGGCGTAAATACATCGGGTAATCAGAATACTTCCGGTAATGCAGCCACAGCTACGAAGCTGCAGGCGGCCCGAAAAATTGGTGGGGTTTCTTTTGATGGGTCAGCCGATATCAACTTACCTGGCGTAAACACAGCAGGCAATCAGAGCACTACGGGCAATGCTGGTACGGCGACAAAACTGCAAACAGCGCGAAAAATTGGCGGAGTTTCTTTTGATGGGTCAACTGATATCAATTTGCCGGGCGTAAATACTGCGGGTAATCAGAGTACAACAGGCAATGCAGCAACAGCGACTAAGCTACAGACCCCAAGAACGATTAATAACGTGTCTTTTGACGGGTCAGCAAATATCTCCATTCCCACACTTGTGTCATGCGGGAGAGTCGCAGCGCTGGAAGCTAACTCCCAGGGGGCAATGTCCGGCATACAAATGTATGAAGCCTACAGCAACAATTACCCAACGACTTATGGCAACGTCATTCATCTTAAAGGTGCGGCGTCTTCAGGTGAAGGTGAACTATTGATTGGCTGGAGCGGAACGAGCGGTACTCATGCGCCAGTTTACGTTCGTTCTCGCCGTGATGCTAGTGATGCAAATTGGTCGGCGTGGGCACAGCTCTACACCACACTCAACAAGCCGAGCGCCGCAGATGTGGGGGCTTTGCCTTTGTCCGGTGGCACGCTTTCAGGTGGTCTGACTGCAGCAGGGGATATCATTTCCAGATCGGCCAACGCCTACCGCGCGGCATATGGCAACTATGGTTTCTTTATCAGAAATGATGGGGGGAACACCTATTTCCTTTTGACCGCATCTGGAGATCCGCTTGGAAGTTGGAATGCTTTACGACCGATTACTATTGCAAACGCAAGCGGTGCAGTTTCAATGGGGAATGGCTTGAGCGTTGGGGGAGGGGTGGATGTCACGAGCGGAAATATCCGAATCCCGACGTCGAGCACATCGTGGATCGACATGAGGACTAACGCAGCGCTTTCAAACAGTTCTGCTGTAGCAACGTCCTCAGCATCAGCAATTGTTCGTCAAGAGCACGCCGATCGTTACTTTATGGTCGGTGGGTTGGGGAACTCGCAGTTCGGGTTCTACATGATTAACAAGTCGCGTACTGCTAACGGAACGGATGCACAGGCTTTTCTGCAGAGCGATGGCGTGTGGTATTGCGGGGGCAATGGTAGTTTTAACGACGTTTATATTCGCTCTGACCGACGCAGCAAACGCCAGATCCGCAAGATTGAGCGGGCGCTTGATAAAGTGGAGCAGATTGAAGGCGTTCTTTATGAAATTCAGGTCTATGACCGTTACGAACAGTCTGGTGGGCTTATCGCGCAGGACGTTCAGAAGGTCCAGCCTGAGCTGGTAACTGTCGACCACAATGATCAGTCCGGCCAAGCGCGTTTACGTCTGAACTATAACGGTGTGATCGGCATGTTGGTCGAGGCTGTGAAGGAGTTACGTGAAGAAGTGCGCGAACTCCGTGGAGAAATGTCTGTTTTAAAGGGAGGTAATTGATGGCTATTGGCTCCGGATGGGTCGGGTCGTCAGCCGTCGCAACAACTGGTCAGCGGTGGATGTCCGCCGCTGGCTCGGCTGTTAAGGTCGGCACACCGTTCTGGATGAGTGGCTTGGTTGGTAAATCTACTGCCGACTTTACCATCACAACTGGACGCAGTACTTATGATGCCCGCGTGCAGGTAACAAACATGCAGTGGGTCGTTGTGTCCACTAACTACACCGGTTTTGCAACCGCTACAGGCAGTATCCAGAATGTACTCAGTAACGTTCTAACCGTGCGCCCTACTGGTTCTCTAAGCGGTAGCTTGTTTGGTTGTGAAATCCGACATTTTTATCAACCAAGCGGTTATCAAAATCTCTATTTGGGATTGGTTAATGGGCCTGCACAAAACTTTAATCTATCTCTTAATGGTACTGTGCTGTCGTTTGTCAATTATATGTACCTGAATGGGGTGCGGACTTATTACGCATTAACTGCACAAAACTGGTTTTTCAATCAGGTAGGAGCGACGTTTACCGTCTCCAGAGTCTGATTTTAAGAGGTACGTTAGTGCCTCTTTTCACGGAGGGAAAATAATGAGTTATGGAGCAAAAATCTGGTCGCCTAGCCGTCAGGAAATGGTTGACGCATTAGCGCCAATTTATTATCTGGATTATTTTCTACCGACAGGTAGTGGCAGCAGAAGTTATGCAATTGAGCCAGGTATGTCAATTGATTACTACATAATGGAAACAATCAATGGATATATTGGAAGTGTTTCGGTATCGGGCAACTCGATTAACTGGTCTGATGCTCGCGGTACAATTTATATATTGGTGTTTCAGAAATAATGTACGGAAGCAAAATTGTTCGTTCTGATGGGAAGGTCTGGATGTCTCCAAGTCTTACCCCGATGGTGTTCCAAAGTAAGCATGTGGTGTCGTTGCGAGGCGGAAGTGAGTTCAATACTGGCCTGTCTCCAGATCGGTCGCCTATTGTTTTCGTTGCTTATTCAAAGGCTGTTTCGCTGCTCGCAAGCCGATTAGTTCGCAATAACCAGGTTATTTACAGCTTCGGCGGGGTAGGCAGCGACTCCAGTGTAACGGTGTATGTGTTCGCAACTGGCATTTCAAAAAAAGAGAAGTGGGGGATGAGTTTCTTTAATTCATCGGGAGTGGAGATCTATAACACGGCAAATATTCCATTGTCATTTACGTTTCTTGATAATAAGAGCTGGAACAGCGGAGATAAACACAACTTTGATTATCCAGTAGCTATTGTGCCTACATATGCTAACGCATTCGCCATACCGATGCCGGGTGGTGCGAAGACCCTAGTATACGGTTACACATGTTATGGGAACACCGTGAGTTCGATTCTCGTTAATGAAATTAACGGTGGGGCTACATTAGCTATCAATAACCGAGTTCCAGTTTTGAACAGAAACCTCTACGGATAACGGAGAATAGAATGAAAAAGATGATATTAATTTTAGGTATGGCTTTAACTTTGACTGCGTGCCAGAAACTACCAGAGCCGGTTTGCTATGGGCGAGCAATGGTAGGCGGCGTTGACACTGGTGTGCCAATCTATGCGATTAAGAAAGAAGGGCATTACACATTATACCGTGCAGGTAGTGTCTTTAACTGGCGTTGGGTCGGCTCTGGTGCTTTCACCTCACTAAGCTCATGCCCAAAAATTTAAAACTCATTTTGTAGGTAAGTGCTTACCTACAAAATACAGTTATATTGTGATATAAAACTGCCATCCCGATTTGACTTTTCATGGAGGAAATCATGTCGAACGAGATGGCAGGCGTAACGCCTGAGCAGGTTGAACGCATTGCCGCAATCGTTGCGCGTGAAGTCGTTGGCAAATTAGGTAAGGAGTTGCGTGAAGAAATTGGCCAGGAGGTCAATGACCAGCTCAAAACCTACTTTGGCGATATGACGCCTGCACAACACAGCATTCAGCACTCCAACCTGGACAAACTTCTTAACCGGCTCGACACCATCTCCAGCGGGTTCTTTGGCGGCATTATCTCAAAGATTACGTCGTTCCTGATTACCGCGCTGCTGCTGGGGTTAGCCGCCTACGGCGTCAAGAATGGACTGCAATAAAGGAGATCAAGGATGAAAACTCCAAGAGGTATTCGTAACAACAACCCAGGCAATCTCGATAAGGGGTCGCCGTGGCAGGGGCTTATTAGCAACCCTTCCGAACCACGTTTCTGCACGTTCAAAGATCCTGTATGGGGGATTCGAGCGCTGGCGGTAACGCTCATCACTTACCACGACAAGCGCCGGGCGAAGGACGGCTCAAGCATCGATACCATTCGCGAGGTCATCGAGCGCTGGGCGCCGCCAAACGAAAACAACACCAGTGCCTACGTGAACGAGGTATCTAAAGCCGTTGGTGTCACCCCGGACATGATCATCGATCTACACGACTACGACACTCTGCGTCCGCTGGTAGAGGCGATCATTCGGCACGAGAACGGCCGTGGCCCACTGAAAACGCCAAACACCTGGTATGCGGCAGAAGTTATTGAGGAAGGTCTGCGTCGCGCTGGCGTCGTTAAGCCGATCAAGACGGTTAAAGCGGTTCCTGTGACCAAAGAAACGGCTGGCGCAACTGTCACGGCAGGTATTGGGCTGGCGCAGCTGGCCGACGTAATGCCCCAAGTGTCTGTGGCGATGGATAAGGCACAAGGTCATATCACCAGCGGTGATACGGTTCGTATCATTTTTGGCGTAGCCACCATCATTGTGGCCGGCTTTATTGCCTGGTCTCAGGTACGCAAACACCAGAAAGGGATGGTTTAAAATGTTCGGCAGCCTGGTTTCGAAGTTGAAAATTGCTCTGATTACCCTGGCTGCCGTTCTTTTCGTGCTTGTCGGTGCTTATGCGATGGGTGGTCGTGCGGCTCGGCAAGCGATCGAAGAGAAGGCAAGGCAGGAAGACAGGAAAAGGCTTCAAAGTACAGTGGACGTCAAAAATGAGACATTTAATGAAGTGCGGCGGAAAGGCGCTTCTGCTGTTCATCGTGAGCTGCATGGTAAGTGGGTGCGTGATTAAGACACAGACTTCCGGCGTGCTCTTCTGCGATGCAGCCAACCCTATCTATGTGAGTAATGAGGATTTAATGACCGAAGAGACAGAGCGACAGATCTTGACTCACAATATGGTGGGCGAGCGTTTGTGCCAATGGAGCGGCAAAAAAGCAGACGGAAGCGCGTAAGCGCCCGTGGTTAGCGGGGTTTTGGGGAGTGGTCAGGTTGCAATTAGTTTGTGACTGATGTAGATTTAATCAACGAGTGTCAAGGCATTCATACATTATTTCAAAGAAGCGCTGCATTCTCGTAGCCTCTAAACCCCGATGGGGTCGCCGCACGACATCAACGTCTTAACGGCTAAGGTGGAAACATGCTCAACTATCATGACAAAACACGTACTATGCAAACGATCCGCACGAACACTGCGGTAGTCGATAGCTTCCCTATGCGTTTTCATAACAGTGAAGACTCAGTGGAAGTGCGCCGCATGTTATGTCGCGAAACAGCTGACCGCCAGCACTTCATTGTCACATTCAAAAGCGATGTTACTCGCGCAGAGAACATCTCCAACAGCACCTCAACTGTAACTCCTTTGGCAGAGGTCGTTGTGCGCAATAACAAATTGCGCTTTGTTCTCAAGCCGCAAGAACAGTACCCCGAAATTGTTGATGTTAAAGAATCCATTGTTCCAAAAATTGAGAAAGCCGTTGTACAATTCATGAAGAATAAGTTCAACGACCTCAAGGAAAGCGTTTTACCAGAACGCAAAAAAGAACAATGGCACCTTCTTTAATTGATGAACGCTACCACAAGCAGTTGAACAAAATGCCGCTCTCTATGGGCGGCTATACTATTTTAGAGACCTTTCATTTCGCGACACCAGAAGGCGATGTTGTTCGTCTGGTGGAGATGCGTGCCGATAAAGGCGAGTTCGACAACTTTCTCGTTGTGTATCTTTTGCCCTCCTATAACTCAGATTATCAATTTGACGAAATCACGCGGGTTATGGATGACGAGGGGATGAGTGCGTTTGAGGCTGCCGAACACATCATCAAAATTGAGATCGTGGATGCGACTCTTAGCCCAGAAGAGCTGAAGGTTGTGGGTCGGTTTGCCTATAACGATTTTTCGTTTATTGGCGTCGATGGGAATGAATACCTCGGTAAGCAAATCAAAGGCGCTTATCTCGAACCGCCTTTTGACTCAGCCCGCATAGGCTCTACAGCATATCGCTTCATACTGGACAAATACCGCCACCTCGTTTGCGACAATTTGCAAACCATTCTGGGTGCGTCCATGTGGTCAGGTACTATGCGGAGATATGGCGAGGTTATGATCTACGATACCGTGAAAAAATGTTGTCTTGACCAGCTCGGCGACAAGGCAAAGGGTTCTACCACCGGCTTCCTGCCGTGGGATATTGGCAGTTTGCCTTTAAGTCGCGTAACAGACGAGTGGGGAGACCGCGAGCTGCGACTTGATAAAGGCTCTTGTACGCACATCGTCAACATCATCTCTCTCCCATAAACCCGCTACGGCGGGTTTTTTGATCCCACGCTCCACATTCCTCAAGTACCTATCATTTAACCTTTACACCGCAGCCGTAGGCATTTAGGCTATATCACATATAAGAAAACAAGTTGTTTCATACGACAATAATTCACGCAAAGGGAACTCACCAATGACCAAGATCATTGTGGTTGGCGGCACAAAAGGCGGCCCAGGCAAATCTACCGTTGCCCAGCAAATTGCGGTATGCCTCAAAGTTAAAAAGAAAAAGAAGGTTCACGTCACCGATATCGATATCCAGCGTACCACGACGAGCTGGTGTGAAGACCGTCGCCAGAATGATGATCTTGAGCTGATTCCCTTCGCATATGTTCAGGATGATATCGTCAAACATCTTAAATCGCTTCAGGGGCGCACCGATTATGTAGTGGTAGATGCTGGTGGCTTTGACTCCGAAATTCAGCGTCTGGCGATGCTTATGGCTGACGTGATAATCATCCCGCTGCGTCCTAAACGTCGTGATTTGAAATCTCTGCGTGATATCGACCCGATCATCGACAACGTTCGCAATGTGAACGAGACAGTGAAGATCCGCGCGGTAGTGAACCAGTGTCCGTCACTGCCTTCCCAGGCATCACGTATTCTGGCGGCGAAAGAAATTGTCGAGACATTTGGCATCGAGGCTGCGCCGGTTAATCTGTACAACCGTAACGTTTATGACGATGCGGAAGAGGCCGGTCGTTCTATCTTTGAAATGACCGGCGCGGAACGCGATAAGAAGGCAGAAGCCGAGTTCGAAGAGTTTGTAGATTACATCATGAGTCTGGAGGAAGAATAATGTCCATGAGAATGGGAGACCTTGCAAAGCGCAAAGAGCCGGAAGAGCAGCCAAAAAGCAGCACCCCAATGCGCCAGCCAGTCAGACCGCAGGGGCGTCCGACTCGTGGGAAAGAGAAGATTAAGAGCCGCACAATGTCGCTGGAAGACGAGTATTTCGATCTGCTGGAGATGATGAAATTCATCCCTCGTTTCGAGAAATTCACCCGTTCTGACGTGATTCGTGCAGCCATTTTCCATCTGGCAGAGAAGTCGCCGCAGGAAATCGAAGACATCGTGAAACTGAACGAGGCGATCACAGCTGCCGACGTCACGATGCGCACCGATGAAATCAAACGTGAGTTGATGAAGAAAGGTTAAATAAGAGGCGTCGAAAGACGCCTTTAACTCAAAAGGACTTTGTTTGTGCTGTACAAATACGTAGGGCATGAAGACCCAAACGAATTAATCAAAATTCTTAAATTCTTCATCGAAGATGGAACCATCCGAGCCACCCGGCCACACGACTTCAATGACCCTGCCGAGTTCAAAGCCAAATTTAGTTTTGACGCCACGATCCCGGAGAAGCGTGTCCGATATTATGAGATGTGGCCTGGCAAAAGCGACGAGGACGGTGAGAACTGGTTAAGAGGGCGAACCAAAAACGCCGAAGAGTTTGACGCCTATATGCTGCGCGGAAATCTGCTTTTGAATACCGGTGTGATATGCCTCACCAGAACTGACACCAATTACCTGATGTGGTCGCATTACGCCAGCTCCCACTCTGGATTTTGCATAGGGTTTGATGACGCTATTGTGGAAGCGCTGGATGACCAACACACAGCGTTAAACGGTGATGTGGAGTACGTGAAATCGCCGCCTGAAGTGAACTTCTATACCGCTGATGTGTACGACATTGTCAGAGCCATCTTTCTGCACAAGGGTGAGAGCTGGAAGTACGAAGAAGAGTTCCGGATTATCTCTGAGCTGCCAGGGATTAAGAAGTTCGACACCTCGCTCCTCAAAGAGATTTCTATCGGATGCAAACCCTATCCAGAGCTGGAAAGTTTTGCCCGTGAACTGCTGGACAGCAATCTGGCCGTGTACAAAATGCTTTGCCCTACCGACTCGTACCAACTGAAGCGTGTGGAGCTGGACAAGAACCTTACTTTTCAAGGTTACTAGTTCTGGCAGCTTCAATTAAGAACCTGCTTCCGTATATATAAATACTAAGTTACTTATTATTATTTATACGGAAGCAGGTCTTTTTCTATGCCAACTTCCCAGACACATTCCCTTCCGTTTCCACTTCCAAAAAACATCTCCAGTCGCTATGATTCGCCCATTATGATAAGTAAGTGACTACCTATCGGCGGAGCACATGAGCCAGATCTTCTTTAACACTATTAACAACGACCAGTACGACTTCATGACCGAGTGGGACACCACAGTCATGGACAAGTGGGTGGCCGAGAATATTGGGCTGTCACGCTGCAAGGATGAGGCTGAGTTGTTCGAGACAAAGTGGTTTGATTACCGCGACATGCACCCGCTTATGGCCACATGCCTTTTCACTGAGGCATACAAGCGCCAGTACTCATACATCATGCTGTCGCATGGCCGCGAACACTATGAGACGGCCCCATTCACAACCGGTTTGAAACGTGTGCCGTATCAGGAGCTGTCGACGGCGAACAAAACGTCTCTCTGGAAAGCACGCCAGTTTGCCGACCAGTACTGCTGCTCTTATGACTACTTCATTTCTACCGTTCTGTCCGCAGCTGCACGCCGTCTGTGGGACAAATTGCCTCGCCCCCAGCATCTCTGGCAGCCCGAGCTGATCGAGATATTCGAAGAGAAGTTAGCCAAACGCGCTGTAACCCGTCTGGATGACTCTCTGGTGAGTTTTAAGCATCTGGGAGATATGCAGCACGACCCGATTCAAGAACGCTATTTTGAGTGGGTTCTGGAGCGTCTGCGTGGCATTACCCGAGACAAGCGCGTCCGCATCATCTTCTCCGCTGTCTGGTTGATGGAAATCGTGCCTGAGCGTGTGATTTACGCGCACTTCCCGGAAGAACTGGAAGAAGCACGGCGATTCTGTTGATCCCCTATCTGGCTTTTTTAGTATTAGAAAACAAATTGTTTAAGCACCAAAGGAAAGCACATGACCGAACTTTGCCACACAGGACGAGGGTTGTCTGAAGAGTTCGACGACGACTTCCAGAATCGACTCGCAGCCTACTTCTGTCGCGACCATGAGTTTCTGACTCGCGCCGGTGATCTGGTTGCGCCAAACCAGTTCTCCAATGCGGCCAACGCCATTCTGGTGAACATGGTGTCGGGCTACTACAGAATGTATAAGAGCGCACCATCATCGTCGGCCATACTCGACATGCTCAAACGCGCCAAACGCGATAAGACGATCCGCGAAGAGCTGTTCCCCGACGTCGTTGAGGCGTTTAAGCGGATTCTCGCTGAGAAGCTGTCAGACACGGCGTACATGGTCGACCAGGTCGCCACGTTCGCCAAAAGCGTAGCATTCGACGACGCGCTGATTAAAGCGGCTGAGATGAAAGAGAAGGGCGATTTCCAGGGCGCGATGGCAATCATGGCTAAAGTCCAGCAAATCGGCTCTAACGAAGCGACCGGCATTTACGATTACTTCTCTGAATCAGCAGAGCGTTACAAGGCGCGTGAGTATGAAGCGTGCCAATGT